TGAAGAATGGAATTTCCACTCCGCCTGCAATATACGCACCGACTGAGAAACCAGTCTTAGCTCCTTTCCTGGTTGATACACCATTCATAGTTAGCTCATAGTCCATTGGGACGTCGAGGAACCTCTGTTTAGGATCAATCAGTCTCTGTATTTCGTTTAGTGTTTTGGGGCCTGTAATACCTATAAATCTACGATTTTTACTGTAAGGTGTAATTGCTGTAATGACGTCGTCAATCATCTCTAGAGTTATGGTACGCGCGGCACCTACAGTTGGTAGGTCGATGCCGTCTCCGGCTCCACCACCAAAGGTGTCGTCTGTATCCGCACTTCTGTCGATTTTGACAGCTGAAACGTTCCACCACAAGTCTGGGTCAGTCGCTGCTGAACAGTATGTGGTTGATGCTTCATCGGATTTACTGCAAATACGGTCGATGCTTTCAATATTATAAGATGTAGCATTAGACGCAGGAGTGTCTACCTGCTTGTTTAGCATAGCGTCTAGCTGGTTAGGTAGGTTCTCGGTATGATATCTTCGAATCCATTCCGCATCCAACTGTGGATCGTTCTGCCAACTTGCCTCAGTTCGTGACATGAGAGAGGTCTCCCATGGGTCGAACACATAAGCAGGTCTAAGCTGTGACAAACTAACAATAGTAGGAGCTGACTCAGCACTACCAGTCGCAAATGGAGTGGATGCATAAGTATAGCCCGCTAGGCCTGTTAGATCTGTCTCATAATATTTAATTGAATCGCCTTCTGCGATGAATGTAGTTTTAGGTAGAAGCTTAAAAACTTCGCTTGCTCTATCTACGTATGCCTGAACTGTTGCTGAGAACACTGGATCGAAGTACTCTGCGTATGGACTGGTCTCTGCATCCCAAGGACCGATGGCCTTTGACATTTTATCGGAAACCATGCTACTTCCGCTGGTAGAGTCTAGGCCGAATAGCGTATTATGCATTCCGCCCTCTTCATACCACCATTTTAGGAATTCTTCACCATAGGGTAATCTTTTCATTGTTTAATTTACTCCAACTTTCTTTAGAAGGTCGTCTAGATCGGTTGCTTCCCAAGCTTTCTTGTATAAGGCCTTGAAATCGATTCCGGCGGGTTTATCGTCATGGGTATCAATGATATCCTTAGACTTGGTGATAGACTCTCCCATCTCTTCCGTGATCTTATCTACAAGAGCCTGATATTTTACCAATGACTCTTCAAATTCTTCTTTGTTCTCAAATGCCGTCTCGATAGGCTCATCATAAACATAAATCATTTTCTCAACGATTGTTTCGACTATGACTTCTTTTTCGACTACCTCGGGCTCTACGGGAGTAAGCTCATCTCTGAGTTTATTAATCCGTTCATCCACGATAGCGGCAATTGCGTCCAGGGTAATTGTGTCTTCGCTCGGTATATCAACCACTACCGCCTCTTTTTCAATTGGCCGTATCTGATCGACAACGCTCTTGAGCTCTGAAACAGCATCAAGTACAAGCTGTAGGTCTGTTTTTTCTACTATAATTTCGGGCACAAATATTCCCTCACTACTATTATTAACGTTATTAGTTATAAATGTATCGTTTTTTGATGCACTAATTGCTATATCCGTGAAAGATTCCGCGCTTTTTTCAAAAATAACACCCCTTGCTGAGATGTTAGCGCCCCTTTCACACGACGTAACTTCATGTAAATCCATGTCAATAATCTCGCTCCAACACTTGTCATCGTCACAATTCTGTACTCTTTTTAGTACTTGTCCACCAATGGAGAAAGCCAAGTATTTGCCCTTCATCATATCATTGATAACGTCTACAGAACGCTTGATGTCTGTAAATAATTCAGCTATAATAAACAGTCCGTAATCATCTATTCCACTAATCCAAATGTTTCCTTCAGGATCCATATATTCTGGTAGAATTTTTCCTATCTGAATATTAGAGTGGTGGTACATGAAATTACGACGCTCTGGCACGGCCATCATTTTGGCGAAGGCCGCGCCGAGAGCTTCAAGGTTAACAAGATCGTTTTGAGAATCTACAATATTAAAAGATGCATATCCAGCTATAACAAACCTATTGGAAGATTTGGCCAAATGTGAGAACTGACCTTCGAGTGCATAAGCGTTACTAATAATTTTTACACTCATTTGTCTTTCACCGTTATATTAATTATTTGTTCGCCTAGTGCCTGTACTGCACATACACAAGGGTATTTTTCTTTGGAGAATTTTATAGTTTTTTCTCCAATAACCATATTCCAAGACGACGGGGATTCAACATATCTTATTGATTCTGCAAGCTCCTCTTTTTCTATGGTTTCGTCTAGGGGTGATAGTTCTTTTAATAGCTCAGAGAATATTTCGGCATCATATTTTTCTATAGCATCAATAAGTATTTTTGCTATTTCATACGTAGATTTTCCTTCGATATCTTCTAGAATGATCTGTATAGTAGAGGCACCTGGTTTACGTTTATTCTTGTCCATTTTTATGTCAAAGAACAAGGGGTCCCCATACTTTTCTTCCTCATCTGTTTTCTCTAGATCGTAATCGATATCTTCGGGGAAAGGTTTGAAATTAATAGCATAAGCATGTAATGGACCTTTCTCCCACAAAACGTCATTTTTTGTATATTCTGTACGTTCATTTTCACTGATTCTATGTTGGTCGCGCATTTCTTGGAATTCCCTAATAGAGATTTCACGATGCTGACTTAGTTCGATTTCCCCATAAGCCTTTAGTCCGACAGATACATATGTATCCTCTTCTATGGGTTTTGACGACACCAACAATTTTTTGATGCCTTTTTTAACCCAAGCTGCATGGGGTTCATTAAGTTTAATAGCCTTCATAAATTACACGACTATATAAAGAATGTCGTTCGATGTTAATAAATCTTTGTTAAGGTTCTTCGATTCCTTTGTTATTTGGAGTGCTTTCACGTGGTCCATGGACACCTCTTTCCGTTGTTGTATCATTAATTGGTTGTCCTGACGCACCTGATTCTTTCTCCCCTCTAGGCTTTATACCCGGTGTATTAATTATGGGTTTGTGTTGTTCCTCTACTGGCACAACTGGTTTATCACTCCACTTTAATTCACCAAAGTCGTCGAACCATGTTTCGTATCCTGCTCCGTGCATTTTAGCTATTACGTCTGCTAGAATACTTTGTACTTCTGCATCACGTTTTGCATCCTTTTTCTCTAAGTCTCCAAACTTGAACACCCAGTCTTTTATGTTAAATATGGGGAACATCTGATTACTGATTACGTCCTCTTTGTCGCGCTGGATCTCTCTGGTTGTCCTATTCTGGACCTCTATCTGCATAGCTGGTGTGGTCCCTGTCTTTCCACCCTCCATAAATGAAATGAAGACTGCTTGTACGCCGTAGACTCCTGAACATGCTTGTATAGCTAACTTGTAATATTCTAATATCTGCATATCGCGTGGGTTTATTCCTACATCATGTGTGGCGATAGGTGTATCGCTGGCGAGGAATACTGTTCTGAGGGATTTTTTAGTTCTATTGCCACCAGTTCCCTTATTAATGACCTGTAGTTTATCTGACTCTGACTGTATTCGTCTTAGTAGTTCAGTAAGCTTAGCCTGATCATGTCCTGGGAAATTAACAATTTTCTGTACTCGTCCCTCTTGGAACAGGTCAATAAACCACTCATCCATTAACCCGAGGGTATTCATGATATTCCATAAACTTCTTCCACGTGGTTCTCCATGTACGCTGGGTAGGACTCGATATGTCGATCCATTGACCATTGTTTTTAGACTCCATCGTGCAGTTACTTCACTGTCTACTTCCTGTTCGTATGCGGTTTGCTGTGTAGTTGATCCACAGGTTTGACACTGTCGTTCTCCCTTATACAGTTTTGTATCTCGTCCAGTATTAAAACATATTGGACAAAACCATTCATTACTTGTATAGTTTCCATATTCATCTACTACTGGACTTATATAAACTGGGTTCTGTATTCTTACTTCTTTTGGTACAAGTCTGTCCCTCATTAGGGCATACTCTATTGACATATACCAATCGTCGTATACTAGATCGTCGTATAGCATAGAGTCTAAAATTTTAGAGAAGGTTTGGCGCTGTGAGTTAGGTAAAGTTAATAATTTACTGGCTCTAACAAATTCTTTATATTTTGGTTCTCTAAGTTTTGTACTCTTACAGGATTTGCATTTAGTTTCCGCATATTGGTATTCTGCTCCACAGACACTACACTTTCTTTCAAACCTAGGGGCAATCTCCCATCCGACTCTCATGACTTCTTGAATAATTGCTCTGTAGATTTGCTGTAGTACCCATGACTCCCGTGTTAATCTTCCTAATTCTTTTAGGTTAAAATCTGGAGTACGTGGCCTAGCGTTTTGGGCAAAATGGTATTGTGGTATAATGCCTGACTTTCTCATTAAGCCGAGTGAATTTATTAAATTATTTAATGTGCTACTCAATTTTGCCGCCTATCTTCATATAATAAATGTTTGGCGATAAATATAAAGGTTTGTGGAAAAAACACCTATGGTATAGCACTAAAGCTGAATTTTGGTCTACTGTATGTTAGGTCTGCGTCTCTTCTGCCGTCAATCTCTATGTAGACTATCGGTGCACCTAGAGTAGTGGGCTTGTATGCCTTCGCTTCAATATATGATGATGTTCCATCAACGTATCCCTTTAGGTATGACCCAGTAAAGACGAACTCCATATCTTTGTGCACTAGTTGACCTGCATCATTTACTTCTAGTTGTGTTCGTGGCTGTATTGGCCCTCTGTCGTGAGTGTGTCCCATTAGATACATATCTAACATAGGGAATAGGTCACTCATGTCGTTAAAGTTATTTACACGACCACCGGCTTTACGCGATGATGACCATCCATGATGTGCGTACATTCTTACGGCGGACTTGGCGCGTCCTCTAGCAAATACCAATGTGATATGTGCGTCTATTGTAAGGTAATCGGTGCCAAGATTATAGGCCATAGTATCCACGTAATTGTGGTGATGATAATGTGCGTGTGTTGTGTCATGGTTTCCATCAAGAAGTCCTACACATTTGTCCTTTATTGGTTCAAACATTTGCTGGATTTTCTTGTACTGTTTATCAGCAGTATTATACACGGGATCTATCGAGTTGATATTATATCTTTTCTCTCCGGGACTTATAGCGTCCGCATAGTCTCCCATTCCTATCCACAGGGCATTGGGTTTCGCTTCAACATAATCGCATACGCTTTGGGCTAAGTCTAAGTCACAGTTAATATTACCGACATGCATGTCGCCTATGGGTATTAGCTCCCAGTATTTGTCTCCGCGTCCTTCCATTATTATTTCTTTTTTGATAATTCTCATTTTGTTATCTCTTTGGTTTTAAATTTATAGGGAAAAAAATTCAAAGCCTAGTCCTGCGTTATTTTTTCGTAGTTGCCAAGCTGCTAGTCCTAGGGATATTACGAAGTCGTCGTGAAATTTCCCTGGGGCTTTATACTGGATTGAGCCGCTAGATTTTTGCGATATTCCAAACATACTTAATTCGTTTATAAGATCAGGAATATCCGGATAGGTTATTCCTATTTCTCCTTTAGGTAGTTCGGTTTTTCCGCCCTTCTCTATCATTATTGCAAGATTTTCTATTAGTTCTGCTTTTGATCTACTTGAAAACTTAAACGCTTTAATACGGTCATAGTGTTCATATAGCATATCGAATACTGGGTCACCTAGTCCTGTGCTGTCGCATAAAACCATTGCCCTGTATGAACGACATAATTCTGCAACCCTGCGTACTGCTAGGGCCCATGACTGTTTGCGGAATCTGTCGTAAGCTACTAGGTGCCCTTTTCGATCTACTATTGATACAACTGTATAGTCGTTTGCTTTAGCCCAGTCAACCCCTGCGTAGTATTCGTATTCATCATCAGTGTCATATATAGGAGCTGATGTGTCTAGTTCTCCTTTCCGTGCTTTTAGTACATCTCTGAATACAAGTCCTAGGTCTTGGACGAATCGTGCGCCATACTCTTGTAAGAAGACTAAATCTGGTAGACGATACGCGTCTCTTAAATTGTCTTTCGTAAAGTATGGATTCTTCCAAGATGGAATTCCTCCCATCATATCTTTGTAGTCATATGTCCATGACTCATATCCGAACTTTTTTTGTTGGCCTAATAGGTATGCTTCATAAAACCAGTTAGGTCCTTTCGGTGTTGATATCATTATTGCGTCCCCTGTGTGCTGTGGGTCGTCTAGGTTGGGCCTTATTGTTTCGTGCCAAACGACTTCTTTAATACGTGCTGCCTCGTCTAGTATGGCGAGGTCTAGTCCTTCACCTACAAGGGCGTCCGCATTATCTGTGGACTTGAAGGATATTATCGAGCCGTTTATCATTTCTATAGTGTTTTGTTTCTTGCTAATGCTATTAATAAGAAGTGGTGGTACTATTTGAAGGAATCTTCGCCATCCGATCATTGATACGCTCTGAAATGGAGCGCACCACCAGACGACACTGTTTTTCTTACCTAAATAGTTGAAGGCTTCACGTACACACATTGTTGTTTTACCAAACTTTCTACCAGCTGGGATCACTCGGAACCTAGCCTTTGATTTGTGCACCCGGCTTTGGAACTCATGAGGCTGATACTCTATGTTAAGCGTGTTCGTCTTCAACTTCGGCATCGATTGCAACAGTTTTTTCCTCCCTTGATTGTAGTTCTAATAGTAACACTTCTTCATCTGTCATTCCTATAGGAGTTACTATATCTTCATCTTCCGCTCCGACACCCCACTTTATGGTGATTTCGGATGGTCCAATGTTTTCTCCTGTCATATCACTCCTTTGCTTCATAGCTGTTAGGATCTGAGCTATTGTCGGATCCATACTGTCTAGAATTTTGGGGAGTTTATTTATGATAGAATTATAGCCTTCTATAGTTGCGACGTAATCTGTTTTAGCTTGCTCTGCGTTCATCTTTTTTATTTCGTGTATAGCATCACCTAAGTGATTTGTTTTGTGTCTTTTTAGTGCGAACCTGGAGACACTGAATCTTTCTTCGATTTCTATGTAAGTCATTTGTCCCTCAATCAACGCTTTGTTAATTTCCATAGCGTCTTCATGCGTGCAGACTTTGCAAGTTCTTCCCATACATATAGATACGTAACGCCAGTATATAAAGGTGTAGTGCGTAAAGGAGTGTTTTGGACGTAATGCTTATATACAGGGACAGTCCCTTTATTATTGGAATTAAATGAACAACGATTATTATAAAAAATGTCAGGGTTGTAAGTATTATAATTTTGATGTTTATGAAGAACTCTGTAGTCATGATGAAGAAACCTTTGACCCAGAAACATGCTATGAAGAAGAAATATATTGGAAAAACCCAGAACAATTTTTACCCTTTTTAGATGGACAAGGCAGGACGGTATGGAAAAGTGTTTGATGAAATAAAATTAAGAAAAATGCTTAAGGGCAAAAAGAATTATAGGGGACACTCTAAACGTTTAACTAAACGAATTAAAGATGGCATGGTAATCGATGAACTTGTTATTCGTATAGGTGTAGAGAAAAAGGTTCCACTAGGTACACTATCTTTAGCGGATCAGATTCCTGACGAGATAGACGGAATAAAGACAGACGTTATAGAAGTTGGTAAAGTTGTAGCCATGAAGAAATATGATGTCTTGCTCTCAGGTTGTAGTATTGGTAATAAAAATATTACTGCTGGGACTTTGGGATATATCTTCGAAAAAACAAACGTAATAAATGGCCCACAATATCTAGGATCTAATACACATGTATTTAGTGATAGGTTAACATCAAGCCCAGTTAATAGAGATATTGTTCAACCAGGTACATTAGACGGAGGAGTACTACCATCAGCTGCTTATTTAATTTGGTATTCACCTTTACGTCGAGACATGAACCCATTTTTGGCGCTATGGATGATCCTTGTAAACATGGCCTGTATGTTAGGAAAGAAAGAACCAATATATGATCTTGCAGATAGAAAGCCGCGCTCATTAGATTTTGCTGTAGCTAAAGCTATGCGTCCATATGGTTTAGATATTTTGGGCCTAAAAAGTTTTGACAAATTTTGTGGAATATTTTTTGCGGGAAGTGAACATAAGAGTTTTTTCTGTAAAGCTAAGTATATTACTGAGGCAGGATACAAGCCGGTAGGGGTTAGTGTTGAAGAAGCTCTAGCAGGAGATACAGTGTATAAGGGCGACGGGCGAACAACTAATAGAAATATGGGTAGGGTTATAGATGACTCATGGTTCTTGTATGTTAATTACGGTGGGTTAGGAATGGATATTCCATTTGATGATGTTGTGATGACTGAAAAAATGATTGAGGGTGGAGACAGTGGAACTGCTGTGTGGCTAGAAGCTACCTTCCAGGGTGAATAAAATGTTAACAAGAAAACAGGCTCGACGGATAGAAACACATGAACATAAAAAAGCGATACAATCAGAAATTGATGGAGCAATACGACGAACTACACAGGCGTTACGAGGTATCGATGTTAAAGATCCAGACAACCATGTTATAGTTAATGCTCTCATCCGAACATTGGAGTATCTTTGCTCCATAAAGTTGAGGTGTAGAGAAATGGATAAACGATATGATGACGCAGTAAAATCTGTTAGAAAGTATAAGGGTATGGTACGGTCTGAGGGAAAGAAACCTTGGAACATGGGGATGGCTCTATATGACATATGAAGAAGCAGCGTATGAGGCGTGTCTGGAATGTTGCATTGGAGTAAAGTTCTATCAGTACGAAATAAATGATGAGATCCTAATAGAAACGGGGAAGGATCTTGAAAGAACGTGCTCAAGCCTTGAAGAGGGCCGCTGCAATAACTATGAAGATCGAATGACTTTGTGCCAGATCTATAAATGCAATACGTTGAACGCAATAAGTCGGGAATATGGGGTAGCGGAGTGGCATGGCGAATACACGGAGCAGCAGGCAGCGGAAGACGGTTATACGATTACACCCGTATAACGCACTTAGTTTCAAATTTTTGTAACGCTCATAGGCCACAATTCTTGGAAGGGTACTAGTCCATGTAAACTTGGATATCTTTGGATGTCATACGATATCTATGGATATCTATACAATTCCTTATACTACAACAATTCCTTGTACCACCTAACATTTTAAGTTAAACCGTATTGAAAAGCAAAATATAACCGTTAACACTACAATTACTACTATTTTGACCATTTTAAACCCTATTTGTCTAATAAGATTATATGCTTTATCGTACGTTTTATGCTATTAAGTTAAATAGGCTTTTCTACTCCGTAGGAGTAGATTAACAATGGCACGATTAGGAATTGAAGAACAGAGTAAACGTATTGACTGGGTTAATTCTAATTCGGTATCAGTTGATGG